GAGATATGCCCAAAGACGTGTGCTCTCCTTTCATCGATAGAGGGTATCAAGGTGGCTGGATTTTCTTTGATGAAGGGTGGTGTTAAGCTTAAATTACACACAGACGACGTGGGTCCGAATTATAAATTTACATATCATCTAGGGCTAAAAGTTCCAGTTGGATATTGTATCTTACATCACTCTAAAAGTGGTGACGCAATCGAAGAAAATGGGAAACACATCATTTTAGACGCGCGTGAACCGCATTGGGCGGAGAACCTATCGGAGGAAGATCGAGTGATTCTGTACATGGAGATTAATTAAGCTCTCACACCATTACGGTGCACATCCATCAAAAGGTTACACAACTCCAAGTACTTACCCTCTGGAATTTTGCAATCTTCGATGGCAGATGTACAGGTTTTGCAGGCAGGGCAACGCATTTTGGTGTGACCCCTGTGAGTCTTTAAATTGATTTAGGCATATTTCATACATAATTTATTTATGCATTCCACGAATTCATCGTCTGATTTGTACATTAAATCTTCATACTTTTTAGCCTTGGATATGTGGTGATCCATCTTTTTCGTCATTTTGGCAACCCGTTTTCGTGTGTACCAAAACTTCACGTATTCACGAAAAGTCATTTTCTTTCGTATGTACACGGGTACGTTCATCTTATTACATTATAACTAGTTTTTTCTAAGCCGTGACATTAAAAATAAAATATAGACATATATTAAAAATGAATATCGCACTCGAAGCACTGCTAAGATCTATCGGTGTATTTTTGGGCGTTTTCTTTACGGTCAGTTGGGGTAGAAAGAGTAAACCAATGTGGGACGTCGCATTGATAGTACTTTCCATCATTCTCGCACTGTTTTTGGCCTTCAGGCAGGTCATCGCACCACCACAATAATCACAATTTACTCAAATATTTCGAACCGACCCTTTTCATGAAACGATGTTTTTCTTCTCGACCATCGAAGATAATCTTAAATCCATTACCAAAATATGGTTTAGGTGCGGTTTTATAATAGTCTTCTAATTCATCGTCTGACGCATCGTCAACGACGTAATCGGGGTCTTCATTTTGTTTTTTTCTAGTGCGCATTGGTTCTTGTGATTAATAGTTTCACACACTTTATCTAAGTTTAAAGATGTAAATCCATACACCTTTAAATGAAGACGGTCATCATAGCACTTCCAGGAAATCACTTTTCGGGTGCATTTTTACGAAATTGGTCAAATGCACTCTTGTATCTTCAAAACAAAGGTTACACGGTGATGATGGTGAACGATTACAGTAGTTTTGTGCCATTCTCAAGAATGAAAACGCTTGGGTTAGATACACTCCGAGGTGTCGATCAAAAACCATTCAATAATGAAGTTGATTTCGATGTATGGGTAACCATAGATAGCGATATATTCTTCATACCGGAACAACTCGAACAGCTCATTGAAGATACGGATACTTACCCTATTGTTTCGGGTATCTATAGGATGATAGATATGAAGCATTACACGGCAGTTAAAACGTGGAACATCGATTATTTCAAAAAACATGGTTCATTTAAATTTCTGCGCGTAGAAGATCTCGAAGGTGCACCCAAACACGTGAAAGTCGCATACAATGGCATGGGATTCATGGCGGTAAAGCGTGAAGTACTCGAAAAAATGACGTATCCATATTTTCACAGGGAACTTCAAACATTTGATATGCCGGATGGAAAAATCATTAAAGAGATGTGCGCTGAAGATGTTGCATTTTGTAAAAATGCGAAGGATGCCGGGTACGATGTCATGATAAACACCGAACTAAAAGTTGGACACGAAAAAGAACTCGTCATTTAGAATCTAATGCGCAGAGGCGGTAACGGAATGTCATCAATAGAATTCGCGGTGGTCGTGTTTGAAGATGCACCCACGAGATTTTCTAAGAATGTCCGGGTATTAGATATAGGTACAGAAACGTCGTCGAATCTCGCCATTCTGGAGCGAACCAAATCTCGCTTCATTTGTGTAATTTCTTTACGTAGAGTCTCATTTTGTTCCATGAGTGAAAGGTAATCATTCGTGAGATTCAATATATAATTATCACGCACGGTATCACCGGATGCATATAATAGTTTGAGATTTTCGCATATTTCTAGGTATGTATTTTCTGGGAGTTCAGTCTTATGCTCGTCGACGAGGGACATTATATTTCTAATGGGATCCATTTTTAATTATTACACTCTTATTTTTTATGCATCTTCATTTTCTAACATTATTCGTAGTCGATCTTCGATACTCAAACCATCCACTGCGATAACTTCAAAATCGGCGTCAACCACGTTTGGATCAAATATATCACCGTGTTGTTCACACAATTCACAAACAGTACCATCTCCCGGAGGTTCGCCGATGGGGTGATTGTGTACCGGAACGGGTTTTTTGGTCACGGGCTTCTTTACTCTTGGCTTTTTCTTTTGATCTGGTGGTGCACACTCGGATGTTTGTGGCGGACTCGCGTGCTGTCGATCGTGTTTGTCACAGACATCCTTTCCATCTTTGGCGCGGCATTTACATCTATTACCACTCGAAACTGCGATTGCTTTACATTGCACCCTTTCCGCGACTGGTTTCTTTTGTGTAGCACCAGTTCGTTTAGGTTTGATCTGATCCTTAAATGAATCAAATTTTTCATGAAGCTGCTTGTTCTCGACGCGAAGTGTTTTTACTTCGTCGATGAGAGTCTTTACGAGATCGGTGAGATATGCGAGTTCACTCATTATTTGTGTTTAAAAAAAAATGTAGTGATCAACGACTTAGGAATTTTTTTCTCAGTAATTTTAATGATCGCACGTCCTTTCACGTCAGTACTAGTCGAAGCAATACTCATAGGAATTCTCACATTAGCTATATACACTGGGGTATCCAAAGTGGTAAAAGATACACGGGCGCTCGTATTAACCGGAGCACTCGTCCATCTATTTTTCGAGTATTCGCCCATGGGAAATTTGAATGAACGATATTGTAAATATTTATTAAAAGCCTAGTATCGCACTCAAAACTCTGTTTTTCCATTCTTTGACGGTTTCAGTTTTTTGGGTGTTCTTAAGTTCCAATAGAGCTTCCGCAGCTAATCCTTCATCTACATGTGCCTTACAGCAGCCATATCTAGATGATTTATGCCAACACCCAGGATACTGACATTTAGGTCTCGTCGTCGGTTTCGTCGAATACGAACTTTCTGCGTTTTCGTGGAGTTTCGTCTTCATCGGATGATTCGCAATTCTTGATTTCACCGTCCTCGGTACACGATTCAGAGTCAGACTCGGATTCTGAATCTGTGATGTACTCGTATTCACTTGGGTGGTAAATATCCGGTAAATCTTCTTCGAGTGCAGACCAGTCGACCCAACCCATCAATTCATTTTGACGAATAAACTCATGTAGTTCACGCTTATCGCGGATATTCCATGTGTCTCTGGCGATATCACTCCAATACACTAACGAATCATCATCAATTTGACACGGATACAAATACAATTCGTCCACATCTTCTTGATCCTTCATTTGTTCACAGTAGATGTCATACGTGTGTTCTAGAATACCTTCACTCGAAACACTCGAATCTTCGATGAAGTTTTCGTGACCAAAAGTGAGAAAGTGTACCTTACCATACGATGCATTTAATTTTTTGGTAGAAACACCCATGTAACACATGTAATTTCTAGAATTACGAGGAACGAGTTTTTCGGGGAAGTTTTCGGCTCGGAGTGCCCACACCTCAGTGTCTTCGCTAGTCATTCTCGTCATGAGTCCATCCAAATACGGAACACGGCAAAGAGACGCACAGTGTTTCACGAGCTCGGTATTGAGATTCATGTTCTATATATCATCTACGGTTGATTTGTTTAAGTGTATTATTAAAAGTCAATTCTAGACGCAAGTCTTCCAAATGTTTTCAATTTAAACGCCTTTTCACGCTCTTCAAAATCACGACACCTCTCGGTGATTTCGTGTAGTCTCACTTGCGCTTCCATGATCTTATCGTCGTGCGTAAATTCCGCATATCTTACGGTGGGTTTCCAAGATGAGAATCTACTATAAAACCGCTCTTTTTCAATATTTCTGTTTTCGATTTCTTTGTAACGTTCAATATCAGAACAACACGCCATGTAATCATCTACTTGCTGGGTTAAATTTTGTACCTTAATTTCACGTATACGCATTTTTACGAGATCGATCGCTGGATCATACACAGAAGAGTCTCCATCACCATATATCTGGTTCACTCGAAGCGTCCTCAATATTAATCCGAGGTCCCTCACACTCGTTTCGCATACAGAGTATTCTTCGTTTCCTTGGTGCACCCGGGCATTTCGACTCGCATTGGATGACCTTTTTCCAGATTTCAATTTGGACGTCTGTACAGAGAGACCGCGTGGCTTGACAAAATGCGAGACGGAAATCGCGGCTCGTGCAACCATTTTGCATTATACACTCACTATTCCTTTATGAACCTTTGGAAATTCGAGAATGATTTCCTCGCCGACTTCGTTTGTAGCGGTGACTATTTCGTACCCCTCCTTAACGCACTGAGTTTTGATATCACATTTGATCGTCTTAGGAACAAAAACATTAAACAATCTGTCATACAGACTCATTCTTCCTTCTTTTTACTGAGATGTTCTTCTTCAAGCTTCTTTTTTTCACTCTGAATAGTCCTCAAAAAGCGTTTGGGGTGCTCAATAAACTTAGACCACCTGAAATCGTCAATCGAGTATTCAATATACTCGGGTACGTGTGCAATAAATACAAACACACCCTTCGTGAATCTATACACACAAGTCGTAGCGAAAGTGTAGCAAACGGCTCTCGGGTAAAGCCACCACATTATGTGTTCATAGGCGTCTTTTTTTATCTATATTAAATACAAGATGAATCTTGATGAAGTAGCGAAGAAAGTCCAGTACATCACAGTAGATTCAGAATTCGTAGATGGTTCTAATAATACATTTACGATAGATTTCTCACTCGATTCAAATATACACATGGAAGATATGTCAAAAGTTATAGGGTTTAAGATAGTAGACTTTTACGTGACCCAAATAGGCGAAAGTGATTCAACTGGAAATACAGACGTGTCCAAATATATCGATGTCGTGTGCGAAGACATACCAAAGCGTGCACAGATACTCGACGAACGACACGGGGAAATACTCGCGCGAATACCACTCGAGAGGAGTTTCTCTGGCAGTAACTCGTTTATATTGAGAGATAAACAGTGGAGATCGCATCAAAGACAGACAGGGTTTTTTAATCCGCTGTCAATACAAAAAACACACTTTAAATTGTATGAATCCCAAGGAGATGGAGATTACGAATTACTCAAACCGAGTGTTTCGTTTTACATGATAATAGAAATAACAACCATCGATGTAAAAGAAAAACCACGCAATAGAGAGGTACAAATATTACAGGCATTAGATCGTCTCATGGAAAAGATAGACAGCCTCAACCATAACGTAAAAAAACTACCCGACGCGGAACAATTGGAGAAAGCTAGAAGAGAAACAAAAAAATACCCATTTAGCTATCTCATATTAATGATACTTCTTATTTTAGGAGGTGTGTATTACATTACTTCAAAACAGCATCCGATGCCCCATCAACCTTCTTTTTAACTCGGCGAACGACCTTCTTCACGGGCTTAGGGGCTTCTTCAACTGGCGCTGGCGCGGGAGCCTTGGCTTCTTCAACTTGTTCTACTACTGGCGCTGGCACTGGCGCTGGTGCTGGTGCTGGTGCTGGTGCTGGGGTGCTGTCAAGTTCATCCACCAAACGCATCAACAAACCATACACGCGTTTCTTGTTGATTCGAAGGGTTTGCATTTCATCTCTGATTTCTTGCCTGAGAGCTTCCATTATAATATACATAAAGGAAATATTATCTTTAAATGTAATGCTGGTCATAGGTCCTACCCTTCTGAGTGGAATAGGACAACACGCAAAGAAATACACTGAACTTTTCCCCGAATGGAAATATATTCAGGTATCCGAACACATACCGGAATGTGAACGCGCTTTCATATTCGCTCTACCCGTCGAATACTGGTTCGATAAAATAGTCGAACTCAAAAAGAAAATTAAGCATTTACATTGCATGACGGTATGTGAAACTGAAACTGTACACGAAGACTATGGAAAACTATTTAAATTATTTGATAGAATCGCCGTACCGAGTGAATTCTGTAAAAATGTATTTTCGCGTCAGTTTCCGGACACCGAATTCTATGTAATACGGGCGCACATACCACACAAGGATACGTATACATTCTATCACATAGGCAACGTGATGGACCAACGAAAGAATTTCAGAGCTATTTTAGAGTCATTCGTTCGTCTGAATAAGCCAGATACAAAGCTTCTGGTAAAAGCCACGTGCAATCAACCGATAACCATAAATCTACCAAACGTTGAAGTAATAAACGGGCTCGTATCGGACGACGAAATGGACAAAATACATAGAATGTCTGATTGTTACGTGAGTTTTTCAAGTTCAGAAGGAGTTGGTATGGGTGCAGTTGAAGCGGCCATGCGTGATAAACCCGTGATCATCACAGACTACGGTGGTGCACCCGAATATGTTAAAACACCGTACACGGTTTCATGTGAACTTCAAGAGTTGCAGAATGACGATTTCTTGTTTAAGAAAGGAATGCAGTGGGGCAAACCAAACAAAGAACAACTCTTGGAATTCATGACGGATGCATATGAAAAACGATTGAGGTACATGGACCACTCACATACGAAGTGGATGGTGGGTAAAGAAAATGTTTCACAACAATTCATCGATAATGTAATTGGTAAGTAAAACAATGAGACCGGTGAGAATAGCACCCGAGGCGATGGCACCCTTTTGAGCGATCAACATGGAAACGATATCGTCTACAAAACCAATGTTGGTTGGTTTCTTCACGGTGTCTGGAACAATTTTGGCTAAAGCGACGTAGAGAGCCATGGCTATTACAACTGGACGAAGTGTCTCTTGGTCTAACATTTATAGTACACTAATATTTTATCTTCGGTTGATGTTTTCTACAAAACCCACCACACACCGCCTTGAACCCACACGACTTACCACTCAATGTCACGGCTTGACATGTGTGTACAGCTCTTCGCTTCTCAGATACAACTTCTGGAGCCTTGCTAATGAGTTGAATGGTTCTATTCTGTTTTTCAGTTCTGAGTTGCGCGTATTTTTGTTTCATCTTCCAGGTAGCGTTTGCGAGTTTCGTGCATCTATCGGTGGGGGAATCCACTCGATACATTCGCATAGCGTCGGCGAGGCACTGTTCGTAGGACATCTTCAAATGTTTGATTATAAGGGTGTGCTATCTCCACTTAGGTTTAGATTATGCGATGTCTATCGACATACACGTAATACCACCACCGTGCGATATACGAAATGGATCTCAAAAGCTGCATCAGCGTATTCGGTTGATGAACTACTAGTGCGCCATTCCCGGCGTTATACGGAATGGGTAGGATTTCTCGCGGAATAAACAGATGGTGGATTGTGAAATACCCACGATCGTCATGCTCTTCAAGGACAAAATCAGTGACGAACGCGCTTGTGGTTCGCTCGTACCAAAGTCCACTAACTGGGTTCCGGTCGATAAGTGTCACAGGCAGACGATGGTTCGAGGCTTGGATCGCCTTATTCAGTGTGTCGTTTCGACCTGCTAAACCAGTATGTAAACCACGGCCCTTGATAGGCTTCGGCTTTTTTCGCAGCTGCTTGTTACCCTGTTTATCGAGTTTTTTTAGATACACTTGATCCTCAGCCTCGTACTTAATGATCCTCTCGTCAATGTAATCAGTGTACCTCTGCTGGTCTTTATTTGTGAATAAAACGGCTCGTACTACACCATTCTCATTCGCTATCCAATTTATACCCGGACCCCCTCGCTGACTCGACGACAATCCGTTCCGACTCTTTACCTCTGTGTAAGTGACCTCATGATTCATGGCGATTTGAAATTTAAAATTGGATTTTTATTACATACACTAGTGACTTAGGTTCTCATTTTAGATCTAATACTTCTTATAGTAGTCAATGCATCTGTAGGGTTAACCATCAGAAGTTCACGCGAGTCTGGGGATTTTAGATGATAAAATGTCTCATGTGCCTCTTTTTCGGCAGATCGTGCGGTTTTTTCACACTTAAACGAAACATAACCTTCTACCTTGAAGTAGATTGGCATACTTGTATTCAAAGATGTGAGACGTTGCTTGAGTTCCTTCGTATACCCGACTTTGATCCATGGCTCCTTAAAACTCTTACTTGATAGAACGTATACGACCGGTTTATCCGTGTTTTTATATATGTGTCGACGACATACTACTCGTCGCCTTCTGTCTATACTGTGCACGAGACGCGCATCATTTAATCTCTGATCCAGAGAACGTTTCATTCCATCTATAGCGGCTTTTCTCACGGGGACGCGTCTGGTAACAAAAGTCTGTTTTTTAGTGGATCGTCTCTTACCCATGTTTGTTTATGTCTTAATTCCTCTATGGCTGTCCTCTTTAGATTAATTAAATTACGCGATGTCTATCAACAATCAAATCGTGGACACCTCCTACGATGGATTGTAAAATAAAAAAGTGGAATGCGTTTTGGATAGTTTCTGCGAAAGTGTTCATTTTTGATTAGGTCTAGTGAACTTAGGTAAAAAATAAAGACCCCTACCTTTGTTTTTAAAAAATGGCTTAAGTGGAAGCCCCGTTTATTAAAAAGTAAGGACAATGAGCGAAAGTATTCAGAAACTCACACACGTGGAACACATCTTGAAGAGACCCGACTCGTATGTTGGCCCTGTGTCTCGTGTTGGCGAGCAATATTGGGTCAAAGAAGGTGAAGGTTTTGAAAAGAAGACTGTCATCTATGCGCCAGCACTT